AACCGCCAGTTCAGCGGCTGATTTCTCGTAGCGCTTGAGGTAGTTGAGTTCCTTAATGTCGGGCAGCGCATCAGAAACAAGGCCCGTTGCATACTCACAGCCAGGCAGTTTTGTGCTGCGCGGTACCATGCAAGGGAATTCGTCAAAACCGGATTCACTGACGATCTGGTTATCTGCGAGTGAGATATAAACCGAGTAAAACGGTTTGTTGCGTGCCAGCTTGCCGCCCATGGCATAAACCTGACGTGGGCCAATTGCATGCAGATAACGCACTTTTTCCATCGGGTTACGCTGGTATGTCGCAACAACCTTCTCGCCAGCTTTTTCACCGAACTGACCATAAGCCTGCGCCGCCGTCAGCACATGCTCGCGGAAAATCATATTTACCCTGGCGCGCGTGGTGCTCGACCACCAGCATTCGGAAATGGGCCATTGCTCAAACACGAAGCCGCCACGCTCCCGATCAATATCGATGTACAGCACAAAGCTGCCAGCAATACAGAAATCGAGCATTGAGCCGTAAATCTCGCTGTCGTAGTTGGCGCTGTGAATATTCCGCCAGACCAGTTCGGCGCACTGGCTGAGGTAATGCCCTGCTGCGCTCATGTCGTCCTGGCCGGAAATGCGCAGATTCAGCCACTGACTGTTAGCGGGCGTCATGCCGCTGATTAACGCAGATGCCAGGGTGCGCGTTGCGTCTGTGCCGGTTGAGTCCAGCAATTCCGCTTTTTTGGAATCCGCTGTGCCGCTGTCCTTAATGCCGCTGAATCCCTGCCCTAATTGCGGGTAGGTGTAGTCGTATGCGTCCTGCCAGTGCGACTGAATCGGCGTGCGGCTTTCCTTAGCCTGATTCCAGATTTTTAAAATTTCGGCTGCGTTCTGTGCCATTTAAATTTTCCTGTATCAGAACGACCAGGCACCGCCCAGCAATGAGCGCCCGCCGCCATATTGTGAAATTACCTGACCACTGAGCCCGCCGATCGCGCCCTGTGAGCCGCTAACCCTGCCAAGCAGTGACGTGCCGCTGGTACCGTTCCAGCCCGCGTTTGTGTAAAGCAGGTTGTTCATCTGGCGCTTACGCAGGTCATCAATGAACGAACTGAAAGCCGACTGACCAGCTTTGTTACGGTCATCAATGCCGCTGTTGCCAGTGCCGGTACTGCTGCCAGGGGATGTTGTGCCGCCGCTGCCGGTTGAGGGTGCCGGGCTAACTGGTGCAGGGTTGTAGCCGCCGCCCGCGAAAACTGAACCGAGGCTGCCGGGCTTGTAGTCGTTGGCATTCCCCTGCCCTATGCGCTGACCGTTTGCCAGTGTCTGGCCGGGACCATAACTGCTTTTGTCCTGCGTCACACCGTTGTTAAGCGGATTAACGCCTTTCAAATCGTCTGCGGTTGGCGCGGTACCGGATGCCATAGCACCACCAGCAACCAGACCAGCCAGCGCACCGAACGGGCCAAGCGCGGCACCAGTCAGGCCACCTTTGACCATGCCCGCCAGCACGTCACCAATTCCGGCCTTTGATGCCGCTGTGCCGGTAGTCAGTGCGCGTGATGATGCGTTTTGACGGTCACTAATGAAATTGCTGTAAACCGCTGCGGCCCCACTTAGCAGGCCACCAACAGGCCCGGCCACACCCAGACCACCGAGGGCGGCGCGCGCCACACTCCGAATTTTTCCAAAGCTGGAAGTGTCGTTGTAACCGCCCATGCGGGCTGCTTCATCGGCGTTCGCCTGCTGGTCAGAAAGGCTTATCGGTGTGCCAACAGCCTGCGAAATCTTGCTGCTGTAGAGCGCGGTATTGGGGCCGGTTGCAGCGCTGGCGCTTTGCCCCTGCTGTGCTGACTGCGCAGAACCGATAGCGTTATTTTTCTGCGCCTCAGTCTGGAGTGACAAACGAGCATTAGCGGAATCCAGCAGGGATTTGTTAAGCGATGCTGCGTTGTCTGCCTCCGAGCCCAGCCCGTTAATCTGGTTAACCAGGGCGCGGGTGGCCTCGATGCTGTCAGTGCTGCCAAGCTGCTGTTGCAGGCTCTGGCGCTGTGCTGTTTCGGCCTGGATACGTTGCTGGCGCTGCTGTTCAGCAATGCGGGCTGCCTCTGCCTGTCGCGCGGCTTCTGCTGCGGCTGCCTGCTGTGCCGCTGCTGCCGCCCCGTTATCACCTTGTTGCTGGCCTGCTGCTTGTTGTGGCCCCCTACGGTTAATCTCCTGCTGAATGTTGTTCAGCGAGGCTTGCTGGATAACACGATTAAACCCGTTAAGCCGTGGATTCGTTAACGCCTGTTGTGCCTGGCTAGCCATGCGTTGTAAGTCAGCAAAGCTATACTGGCCCCAGGCGTTACCGGCTGCATTACCAGAGTTGCCGCTTGAATTACCACCAGAATTACCGCCTGCATTACCACTGCTAGTATTAGTTGATGATTTACTCCAGCCGCCTAACGTGTTAGCAGTGCCGCCATTGAATGAGACGGATCCAGGCTTATTTGCATCCCAGCTATACCCGCTTCGATAATTCCCGCCATTTCCTGCACTGCCGTTATCACCAGCCGCACCACCTACGGATGAGCCCACACCACCTGAGAAGCCCGGCATAGTTTGTTACTCCTCTGAATCGATGGCCGCCCAGCCGTGCTTAGTCAGCACCATGCCAGCCCACTTATCGCCAATCTTTGGTTTTGCTGCGTGATGGGTGTTAACTACGTTTCCCTTTTCAGCCTCTACCGCTACTTGCTCTGCCATATCTTGACTGTGCGGCGCTGGCGCTGTGCTGGTGACGATTTGGCTTACCTGCTCCTGAATTGTCGGCTGGCTGTTGTTCTCGTCAGCGCCGGGTGTTTCAATTTTGGTTTTACGTGGGCGACCGGGGCCGCTTTTGGGTTTGCTTTGTTCCATCGGTTCACCTCGTTTTTCAGGCATAAAAAAACCCGCCGTAGCGGGTCTGTGTTAATAAGTGGCTGTTAATGCGGACTAATAACCATCGGTATGCTTTCAGTTAACTTGCTGTCCGGCGATGAAGGCTTAACAGGATAGCGGCCATGTTCAATTGCCTTTTTAATTGCTTTGATAGCTGCTGTACATAAAGCCGGATCGCCGCCTACCGTGTTAATGCTATCCGGCATCTGCCCCGACACCTGGTGCAATTGCAAATTACAGGTTCGCCCTTTATAGCTGTCTGCATCATAAAATTCTGACTGCACTGCCATTGCAGCATCGCGGTGATAATCAGCATCGTTAGCAGGATGAATTGATGTTTGAGAGGGGGCTGGAGAACCGCTTACTGAATGCTCCTGACAACCGGCCAGCGCCATAACGAACAAAACGCCGATTAATTTTTTCATTTTCTAATCCCAGAGTAATGTTTCGCCAGTTATATCACAGCAGGCCAGCGCCAGACAGTCAGGCGGAACGGCGGCGGGTGCAGAGGATAATTTCACGAAAACAGACCGCTTTTAACATAATAGGTCTAATGCGCACTTCGCCAGCGTACCAAATTGAAATGCCACCGCGAAACCTGCGTTTTTCTCAGTTATCCAGGCGAAAGCTACAAAACAACACTGCATAAACGCTGCATAAAACAGGCCCGAAAATGCATAGCCTCAAAACAAATCGAAACGCCCGTTTTTCTGGGTTTTCCTGAATTTATGGCGCCGTGATTTTTTTTCAGAAAAAACGGTAATCGCATTTCCCTCTTTACCGCGCGCACGTGCGCGAAAAGACGCGCGCGAAGTATTGCGGGATCAAACTCTTTAAACTCACCGTGAATACGAAATGAAAATTTAAAAAATTTCCCGCTTACGCTTGTTATGAATGTCTCCGCTGTTAACATGATCAGCACAATAAGAAATTATTATCCGCAAGTTCAGGCTCCTCTGGGGCCTTTTTTTAGCAATTAGCATCTGGACGGGCTACAGCACGACAGGCATACATGCATGCTTTCTTCATGGCTTTATCCGCTTCCCTGCACCATTCAAACGCATCATGGGGATTTTCGTCGGGTGATAGCTGACTGAGATCGCCACCATGCTCACGTATCAACTCGATAAACTGGCGGCTCAGTTCTTTAAACTGATTCATCTTGCCAACTTCACCATGTGACAACGTGCGGTAGCCTTTGACAGTGCTACCGTCTTGCGGTTTTGCTTCGCTCATAATGTCTACCTCAACAGGTATAAAAAAACCGCCATAAGGCGGTTGTGTTTACAGGTTTCAGCTTTTAAATACTACCTATTATATGCCCGTCTATCTCGCTGATTTTTAGTCGCAGCAGAGAATTATTCATGACGGTGAATTCTCCGGTGCCGCCTTGAATTTTTACATTTTTCAAATGTAGATAATTGTGAATTTCAATTTTTTCTAGCTCTTCACCAGTGTAGGAATCAAGCTGGTGTTGAAAGTAAATTGCGTATGCTTGTGCAAACTCACCACCGGCCTCAAGCCTACTTACGAGGGTTGAGTAATATTCCGAACCAGAAATAACCCATCCACTTACCACGGTGCCTTTCAAAAACAGAGTTACACCGAAAGAACCTTCCATTTTATTGACAATACCTGTGATAAACGACAAATCACTATCGTGCATTTCAGTCATCCTTTGCTGTGAAAAAAACACAATAACCTTAAGGCACTTGATGGTGAAGTGATGTTTATGATTTTGGTGATTCCCTCGACAATTCAATTGTACGAATACTTGCCTTGTCCTTGTTGCAGTTCTCCAGCGCGGTTATCAGCCGTTCGTTTAAATCCAGGCTGCCACCCCATGTCAGCGGTTCGGGAATTTCCGGTACCGGACAATCAGCGGTTAATTCTGCTGGTATCGCTACTGCTGGCACCTGCACGTATCTGGTTTCTGTGTGCCCGCAAGCTGTCAGCAGCGGCAACAGGAACAGGCAGAACAGCGCACTTATCGCCCTTAACGGCTTCGCGGATATAAACGATTCGCTGTTCACTGTCGTCTGTGGCTTTCTGCTTATCGCTACGTGTGGATTCCGCGATGTCGTTAAACAGCCGGACGGCAGCAATAACGTTAGTGGTGACCGCCTCCGCTGATTTTTGCTGCTGTAAGGCTTTGTCACGTTCATTCCCCACTGTCACAGAAAGGTTTCGGTAATACATCGTTGCCAGCATTAAGCCTGCCACTAGCACCACCAGCAGAATTGCCATTACCAGGCTTATGTTCGCTTTAAGCCACGTCATTGATCAAGCCCCCAACATGTGAGCTCTGATTCCTGCTCTCGTCGCTCAACCTGACCAAAGCAGCCGTTTGACCGTACCCGGCAATCTTTGCCGCCGTCGAATATCCAGCGCTTCATTTCAGCGCATGCGCCTTTGCGGTCGCCGCTGTTTAATTTGCGGTAGAACGTCGATGACAGGCATTTTCCGGGGCCAATGTTCCACGGACAGAATGACGCTATGCCAACTTTCTGCGGTTCGGTCAGTGGAACGTGTACGTTTTTATCTACCCAGGCTAATGCTTTGGCCTGCTCTGCCCTGTCGATAGCGCGGCACTGGTCAGCGGTCAGACGCATGCCCTTTACAACCGGCTTGCCATTAACCCGCGTCACTCCGCCGCATATCGTCCAGATGCCGCCGTTGTCGGCGTATGCGATGAGGCGTGAACCCTCTTTTTCCTGCTGAAACTGATCCATCAGAACGGGGGCGGTAGCGCCACCAGCTATCAGGGCCAGCATTGCCGCGCTAAGGCTCTTTTTAAGCCTGGGTGACATCGCCATTTTTACCGTCCACGCTTTTGATTGTTGTGTTAAGCGCGGCGATTACTGCTGGCGCATCGCTGGAAGTTAATTTCGATGACCGCTGCGCCAGATTCTGGATTGCCTCTGTACGTAAACGATCCTGCTCAATATCAAACTGGTGAGACGCCTCTTTGCGGGCATCATCGCGGCGTTTGTAATAAACGTTGACTGCGAATGTTGCGATACCCAGCAGCACGCCGCTGGATAAGCCGATAAAGTTCCAGTCAAGGCCGTGGAACCATTCAAACCAGCCGCCCCAGCCGCCTACAATTAACCCGCCAGATGTACCGTAAGACAGGGTTGACGCTATTTTGTCTGGCATAGTTTTGCCCATGTGAATACCTCCGTGAGTTGACGGAAGCTGTGAGTAGCGGGAAAGAAAATAAAAAAGCCCCGCACAGAGGCGAGGCTTATAAGCTGTGTGGCGTAGTGACCACCCTTAGCAGAATATCTGTTTTTTTACGATCGTAAACAATTATGCGATTAATTTTTTAGCTTCTGGTTCTCGCGTAATGTATTTATCCATTTCTAATTGAACATCCAGCATTAAAAGCATCCCCTCTACTACTCCCTCTGCTTTCTGTAATTGTTTGCCGATGTACGTATCAGAGCAACCATGTAACCGGGCAATCTGCATAAACGTTTTACGGTAGATGTAGTAATCCACCAGCAAATCATACATATCGAAATTATTTTTCATCAGCCGAGCCATGCAGCGATCAATAGTAATTCCGTCTTTGTCAGTGCATGAGGCGCGGCTACGTTGTTTGGCTGGCAATAGCCCTTTAAACCCCGCCGCTATTGGCGCGTATCCTACGTTATCGCCGCCAGAGCATGACCACGCCCCCCAGCGCTCAAGAACCTGTTGAATATCACGCATAGCCTCACCCCAGATAATTATTATGAAAATATTAACTGCTCATCGATAAGCAATTGCTGTGTGCGAAAAACGCCCTCTGCGTGATACAGGCGGAGTTCATCGCGGGTAAAATCAGTTTTAATTCTGCCGTCTATTGCATCGTGACAGGCGTTACATGCAAAAGCGGCTTGTGTGTCTGGCGGTTTAATTCCGGTACCGCATGAATCGGAAAGGCGGTAATGCGCCAGTACCGTGGTTTCAGGATTGTGATTACAGATGCCGGGAATTCTCACAAGGCAATTGCGGCTACGCGCTTCCTTGCGGATATTCACAGGTCGAGGCATTGCTGACCGCCTCCCTGAATAACTCTGTTCCGCTTTTGATAGCCAGTTGGTGCGCTGAGCCAGTGAGCGGCCCGTATTGCTGCTGCCTGATCACTGGAATAAATTAAGCGGCGGTTTGTGCGAGGCAAATCAGCACATACGGGGCAATAATCCGTTGTGTCATGGATGCAGCCGCCTTTTTTACCCCTCAAGCAGATATGGAAATGTCCTGCCCTTGTCGTGCAGTTCTCACACAATGGCGCGTCACATGTGTACGGCTTGAGAGCAGATATTTTATCTGGCTCTGCCTCATGCGGCGGATAACCTAAATGACCATCGCAATAAAGCGTCGCCTCAGCACCACAGAAAATGCAGCATTCTTTTTTCATGCGGCAAACTCCTGTAGCTGCGCGGCGGCGTTCTCTGCTGCCTGCTGGCTGTCGAATTTGCGAAAGAGGATCTGATACCAGAGGACATTAAGAACCGCTTTGTAAACCTCCTGAAATTCGTGCTCTTTCATGTTGGCGAACGAAATTGATTTGGCTTCGCGGCGCTGAGTGCCATCGGGCAAAATATATTCGTCGTAAAAACCGGCTGTCATTACCGCCCATTTGCGGAATGCTTCGAACGACTTAACCAGCGCCACACCCTCAGCGCGATTGGCACCTGTGCGCGACAGAAATTCGTCCAGGGTTTCACTTAACACGCTTTGCTGGCCGGTCAGCGTACTGAGGTAATCGACGTACTGACGCAGTAACGATTTTTCGGATTCCGACACAGCGCCAGCCGTGGGCGTCCAGTATTCAAAGCCCAGATTCAGCAGCGCAAAAAAGCGTTTGTGAAAATTGTAATTACGCGCCTGACGCACGTCACAACTCAGCCAGGCACCGGTTTTGATGCGCGCCAGCACTTCGGCGGCTTCGGCGTTCGCAACCATCATGGTTGTGGCAGAGGTTTTAACCAGATGCATTTGAGCCATATCACACCATCCCTTTTCGGCGCAGGTATTCAGCCTTGAGAATCTCGGCAGGCGTTGGGCCGCTGTCATGCGCTGGCGCTGATAAAGCCTTGCGAACGGGTGGCACAGGCTTGCCCTCAGTAACGCGGTCATCCCAGTACTGAATGAGCTTTTTAGCCTCGCCAAGCAGTTCAGGTTCAGTAAGCTGACGCTCATTGCTGCGGCGGCGTAGTTCCAGGCAGATGTGATACATAACCGCCTGTGACCACGGATATTGTTC